AATTCTTTATCATATTTAATCCAATCAATAGATTTTAACTTATCAATAGAATAACAATTAGCAGTAGTGACAGTAATAGGAGTAGCAGTATTGACTATAGGTTTAGCTGGTTCTGGATCAAATGCTTCAGCAGGTTGAATAATACCAGCGAGTTTAGCTTGTTCATAGATTGATAGATCACTACCATCATTCTTATATACAATAAGGTTAGATGTAATCATCTCTTCTCCCCTCACAGTAGCTACATATTCTCCTTTAGGAATAAGATCTACCTTAAAGATATACTCACCATCTTTCATATTACCAAGAATATGTTTAAAACGTATAACATCATCAATGCCATGAGCATCTTTATAAATTTTTCTTCTTCCTTCAATATTAGAGATGTAACCACCCTCTAATTGTTCAATATTCGCTTCAATTGAATATCCTAAGTTTGTTTCTGTTTGATTCATGCGTGTGTGTTTTTAAAATTTTAATCTTCTGATCATTACTCTTTCAATACTGAATATATCTAACTGATAGCTTACTCTTTGTTTAGAGTCAGTTAATGCATACATCCAGTTCAGTGTCCTCTCTACAGTCTTATAAAACATGAATGACATCATAATAGTTATAAGTACTGGGTAAATAAATAATTTTTTCATGGTATTAAATATAAAAGTTTATAATAATATTCTCTAATTTTTTCAGGTTGATCAGATATTTCATCATGAAAATCTGATAAATCCAATTCTCCTGCCAATATTGCAGATAAGTAATTAATCAACATAGCTAATCCTCTAGCTTCCTCTGAAGACACTCCTTTGCAAATAATCAAAGATAATCTGGCTATTTCATTTACAAGTGCTTCATATAATTGTTCATTTTTTTTAAAGTTACTCATCTGATTTATCGTTAAATGTCATACCTAGCACTATCATTATTGTAATGAAGTACCCTAATACTCCTAACACTATACTATATTTATCAAAACAAAATTGAGATATCCATCCTAAGGACATCCCAATGGCAAATATAAAAAATGGTTCTCTTTTCATGGTACATTAATATAGCGTTAAATTATAATAAAATCTCTATCAATAAACCATCCTAATATTTCACGTCTCAATGTTAGCTCAATAATATAGTCCTCTAGGACTTCACCAGTAAGTATTCTACCTTCCATAAAATATACATCATCAGTAAACTTAGGAATAATATAATCTTCAGATATCCTAGAGATGAAAGTATATCTATTGAGTACATCACCCACCTTCCAATACAGCAAGACTCTCTTCACGTTCTTTGATTTTAAAATCATTGCTTTTAAGCCTCTTATAATTTGCAAGCATAGTAGGAGTCAATCTTTTAAAGAACTCTTCATCTGTGCAAGAAAATGCAGCCTCCTTAACGTTTAATAACATTAAGTTCATCAACTCTAATTGATATTTCTCAATAATCCTTGTAGGAACAGCGTGATCATGTAATGCATACACAACCACTCTGTCTCTAAAGGATAAATAATAATGTTTCCTAGCCATTAACGCTTTTTATTAAATCTTTTAAATAATTAACTCTAATTGGAGCTGTTGCTCTCTCTTGTGATATTGGTAACCACCAAAATATACCATCCTTCCAAAATTTATGAAGGGTATATTTAGTGAATTGTTTATCACTAGGTTTATTGAGATAAAGAAATGCCTTAACATATTGTCTTTCTTCTGAAGTAATAATCTCACGATGCCATAAATTACTAATATGACCACAAATACCAGCAGATGATAGAGAATCTAAAGTCACTATACTATCTTGTTCAAGTTTGGTTATAACCAATCTTAATATTTCTATTAGTCTATCGTTCGTCATTGTGTTGTTGTTTATCTTTAATACCTTGTGTAATGTAAAGGATATCAAATCCATCATAACACTCTTTGTTCATTTCTAATGCTCTCATTTCAGCAGCATGTTGTCTAACCATACCTCCCAAGAAATAGAAGGTTGAAGCAATAAGCAAATTAATTGCTACTACTATTAAAATATTTGTTTTGTTCATTGTGTGTGTTTTGTTTAGAATAATACTGTTAATCCAAATGTAACTTTGTTGAATGTATCAACACCAAGTTCTACTCCCCAATCATTTGTAATTGGATACATAGCACTCATTCCTACTAGAGGCATAGCTTCAAGGCATCTAGTTTTATTATAATAATAAGGTTCATTGTAAGGGTTGGCAAAGTTCTGTTGAATATAATTAACACCAACACCTAATCTTGCTTTTATTAATAATGATTTATAATAGCCTAAACTACCTGTAACATATAATGAACACCAAGGTTCACTAACAATATTGGTAGCATATTGCATATCATAATCATTTATCTCTCCAGGAAGATATTTACCATCAGCTTTTGTTCTATAAAGAACACCACTAAATCCACCACCAAGATATGTAGACTCTGTTCCTCTAATATGTATAAGAGTTTCAGCACCTATATTCTGAGCAGTAGCATAAAAGAAATGCATAGACATTTCCTGTGAATACCCAGTATAACCAAGTAAACACATAATAATAAGTTTCTTCATATGATAAAGGGTAAAAAAGGTGCCACATTTCTATGGCACCTTGATTAAATATTACTTACTAACATTAACAGTTTCTTGCTCATCCCATGGTTGAACAGTAAACTTAATATTATCCTCACCATCAAGATTAGTCAATACATTGGCTTTACCTATTGTATAGTGAACAGTTTTAGATACAGAAGCCTCAATAGTTTCTCCTGTAAAGCTGTAAGAATACAATGGTGCAGTTTCCCAATCATGTTGACCTTTCTCTCTAATTTCAATTCTGTATTTAATTACACCACCAGCTATTGAAGTTTCATCACTCCATTTTTGAACAGTAATATTTTTACCACCAGCACCAGTTAAATCATGCTCTTCAGCAGAGAATAATGGTGTTGTGCTTGTAGAAGAAGCATAACCTGTACCAATAATACGTACAATATATGCTTGACCAAGTTCTCTATCAAGAGTAAATGCTGCAATTATTCTACCATATTGTGTAGATAAATTGAAATTAAGTCTATTAGTTTCAGGAGCATCTTTAGATATAACTACACCATTAAGTTCACCAGTGTAGATAGCATATGGTACTTGATCTTTATTACCTTTTAATCCCCATTCTAATGCAGTATAGTTACGACCATTCCAGTTAATTAAACTACCATCGTCAACTAAACCAGAGAAACCATGCCATCCACTAGTATTAGGTGTAGTAACTACTTTGAAATCATTAGTACCAATAGCTACATTATCTAATGTGAATTTAGAGGTAGTAGTTTGATATCTTGTGTAATCATCCCACCAGCTCAATAGATTAAATGTCTCAGTAGCCACATAATTAAAGCCTAATGAAGCATCTCTACCATTCCATACTTTGGTAGCAGTTACAACAATATCCTTAATTGCAACAGGTATTTCTCCTCTTTGTACTGTTTTACCAGTTTTACTTGATGCAGGAGCAGCAGCTAGTCCTAATCCTAAATTGACAGTTGTTTTCTCAATTGCAGATGTGTCAGGAGCATCATTGTCTCCATTATCTGTACATGATGTTAAACCTAGCGTCATAGCTAATAACGCAATAATTGTGTGTTTTGTTGAAAAGTTTTTCATAATATAAATTTAAAATTTGCTTACTCTGGTTCCAGTTTTCAGCTACCCTGGTTTAATAATGTTTTAATAAGCCCTTGGCTTATCTTTAATTGTTTATTAGCTACAGATACCTCAATATATCTACCTAATTGAAAGAAACTTTCAGGTGAATTATATATTTTAGTGTCTAAAACAAGCGTAATATTACCACTATGATCAATAGTAGCATCTGTTCCCTCCATTAAATTCAATTCCTCTAGAGGAAAATGATCAATACAAATTGAATTGTATATAATTATAATTGCTTCCATATTATTCTTGTGATTCTCCAAAGATTATATACTCTAGTTCATACTCATTAATACAATCAATACCAATTTCTTGTGCTCTCTTCTCAATAAGTTTTTGATGATGAGATACTCCTATTAAATAACAACAAATCATAAGAGTGATAAGCAATAATATGCCTATCACTATATTCTTAATTTCCTGTGAATTACTTTTTAACTTGACCATAAACTATTATTTGAAGGTCTTGTTCATTATAACAGTCTTTTTGATGAGGCCATATTCTCTCACCAATGACATATTGTTCATAATACATTCCTAGAGAGAAAGAGCCAATCATAACTAATATGATACCTATTGCTGTTACTGTTCTATCTTTCATTATATACCAAAATTACTACGTTGATTACCTAATGATTTGTTCCCATATAACCATACACTGATTATGTCTATTATTCTACCTAATTTTCTCATTTTGTTTGTGTTTTTGTTGTTGTTATTCTTCTTTGTAATGCTCTTTATAGATGTTATTAATGTATTCTTTGTAATACTTCCAAGAAGCTCTATGTAGAGTACGTATTCTTGTTAACTCCTCAATCTCCTCTGGTTGTAATAATGATGGTTTCTTTAATAATGTAACTAACTTATCAGCTATTGATACATTTGTCATTCTACCATCCAAGAATGTGCCCAATCGTTCATATTGCTTACGCATTATTCTTTACATTTTTAATGACAGCCTTGAGATAATTTATTCTCACTTTAGCTGTAGATCTATCATCTTTTACTGGTGTCCACCAAAATTGACGATTAATCCAAGATTTATGTTCAGTGAACTCAACATATCTCTGCTTATTAGGTTTATTATTCTTAATAAGATTTTTTATAAAATTATATTCATACTGATTTATCTTTTCAGATATGCATAATCTCCCTAATTCACCACATATACCTGTTGTATTATCATTGTAATATGTAATCTCGTTCTTAATCATCCTCAAGATGACAATAGTTCTAAGTTTGTCCATAATACTTTGTGTAACAATCATTAATAAATGCTCTATTTTTACTAGTAATCCAAGCACTTCTAGTTAAGGATCTAATTCTGGTCAATTCAGTACGATGTTCTACTGATAATATAGATGAATTCATTACTAACTTAATGAGTTTATCATGAGTAGACATAACAGTATGTGCATTGCCTAAAGATATTCCTGTTTTACCATAATAATTTGCCATAATGCTATATTTATTAATCCCAACTGCAGTTGGATAACCCCTTACCCCTGCAGCTGTCTATGGATTAAATTATATTAATGATTTCTTTAATGGATATTTACCACCATTACGCCTGATATATAATCCTACTTGAACAATAATATCACCATTCTTTCCTCTAGGATCAAGAACTTCATATTCTTTAGTAGTTTGAACTATATAAAAGCTCCCATTCTGCTTCATAACTAGATAATTCTTCATAACTATTGATGAATAGCAGTTAAAAACTCCTTACTCTTCTCTTCATTCAAGACAATATGTCTTGGTGTATCATCAATGTTTATAAGAACTATAACAATACCATTAGCTGTGATAGCAAAGAAATATGCTTCTTTACTATCTAAAATTCTTTGTACCATGTTTGTGTGTGTGTTTGTGTGTTAACTAAAAATTAAATATCCTATTACAAGGATGATTGTCATTATTGGCCATGTTCTAAACATGCAAGCTGCAATAACTACCATAATAATTGTTGAAATAACTCCCATAATATTAATGTTTAATGTATTTCTTTTGTTTCCAGGATAATATACCTGGATTATTAGTAGTATCATTTGATTCTTTTCTGCCATCATAATCAATAGCAGTATCATCAAATCCCCAAAAAGATAAATCTCTAATGTATCTAGTCTTATTGATCTCTTCTTCTGATTCACCAGTCATAGACCAACCTATAACTATACCATCCTCATTCTTAATTAGATTTACAATCATAATTGTTTGTTGTTTTAATTGTTTGTGTTTAATAATTAAATGAAGTACTAATACAGTACAAGCGCAATTGAATGCAGTATGTCCAAAATGTATAGTCTAGAACTATCACTGTATTAGTATCTTCATTACTTCAATTTAATAATCTATTCTCCTGCAGGATTGTATATTGTTATTCAAACAAAGAAATAGAAGAGTCCATCAGCTAAATGAACTCTATCTATTCTTCTCAAACAACACACAAATCAAACAATGCAGCCATTAAATGACCACAAATATCTTTATTCTTCCTCTACATAATCATCCATCTCATCAGGCTCACTACAAGCAACTATGTACATAAACATAACTGCTGCAGCCCCAATGATAAACATAATCCCAATAAACTGTGATAGACTAAATAGATATGTACCTAATAGACTAAAAGCTATCATTAATAGTAGACCAATACTTATTTTCTTCCTCATAATGCTATAATATCTTTTTTGAACACTGTTTTTATACTCTTTTAATCCACGAGAATATAATGTAGTATGTATATCTCTACATTATTTTCTCACAAATCTTGACATAATCTAGTAAAAAGTTCATTTCTACTAGACAAAAAGTTCTATTTCATTCCTACATTTCATCATAAGCAAGAACATTCTTATAATAAAACACTGTTAATCTTCAATATTTACTCCTATATATATATACTACATTTAGAAGCATATTTCCAACCTTTAATACTACTTAATCTTTTCAATTTCTTTTAAATTAGATTTATATATAAAGGAGCAAGCTCCTCCTTGATTAAAGGAAAGAGCTTGCGCTTAGAATAGCATGAACAGAAGACTCATCAAGCTCAGCAGACTTAATTGCAGTCTCAAGCATTTGACGTTTCATTACCTGTTTCTTGATCTCCAAAGAATAGTCAGCTAGTTCAGCTTTGATTAGTTCGTCCTCTGTTAGGAAGACGCTAGTAGCCTCAAGCCTAGGTGTAGGTGCCATTGGTACACCATTAGCGTCGAATGGTGTGATCATACGCTCACTAATCAATGCAAAGAATGGCTTGAATGTAGCATCGTTAGTGATGCCAATTGTAGCAACCAAAGCTTTGTTGATAAAGATTTGTTCTTTCTGAGCATTGTAAGCAGTGAAGTTTCCTTTGTTACCAGCTGATTTGGCAAAGTTTCCTTGGATAATAGATGTTGATTTCATAGTATTAAAAGTTTAAGTTGTTAATTGGTTAAGTACGGAGACTACCCCCACACCGCAAACTCTACCACGGGTTTCCAGGTGGAGTAGACTCTGTACCCATTCACATAAACCAAAAAAAATTTATAAAAAAAAATTTTTATAATCAGCCTAGTTATTCCTACCTTTGTTCTAATCAATTACATTATGGAAACAACAACATTTCAGAAGCTCGCTAAAAGCAATGATGATTCCCTTCGCTTAGCACAAAAGTACTATGCCCTGATTTCTGCCCTCAACGAACTTTCTCTTACTGAAAGAGAGGTGCAGCTTATAGCATATACAGCAGTGAAGGGATCCATCTCTTTCGCGAGAGTGAGAGAGGACTTTTGTACAACGTATAATAGTTCATTTCCCACCATTAACAACATGGTTTCCAAGCTGAAGAAGTCATTCATACTTGTTAAGCAAGGAAAGCAGATTGTGGTGAACCCACGCATTGCTCTTGATTTCTCCAAACCCCTTGTATTACAAATAACGCTAACGATTAACGATAACATATCAAATGGAGAAACCAATCAGCATGCCTCTAAAAGAGTTCTTGGTAAAGAAGTTGAGTCTGAAGTTGAACGTGTCTGAGAGAATAATTGAAACAGTTATATCTCACCAGTTTAGCTCAGCCTTTCAGGCCACTTCACACCACAATGAAATAGAGCTATCTGGCTTTGGTAAGTTTATCTTTAGCCAGGTTAAAGCTCGAAAGCAAATGAAGAAATACACAGAGCAACTTGCAGCATATGAAGTTCTCCTCAAGGACCCTCTCAGTACACCTGAGAAAATTAGGAATACCCTTCTTAGGATAAGAACAACAAACAAAAACATTGAGCACTTAAAACCAAAGCTTAAAGATGAAACTATCCGAGATTTACCAAGGTTGGAAGAATCACCTAGCCCCTGAGACTTACCTCCAGGACACGATCAGCACAACTGCTAAGGAGCGCTTGGCCATTTGTCAAGCCTGTCCTTTTAATTCACATATTGCAGGGCCAGTTAATTCTCTGAGGTTTGATTTCCATTGCACTAAATGTGGGTGTACATTGGTGGCCAAGACTAAATGTCTTTCATGTGCTTGTCCTATTAATAAATGGGAAGCAGTAGTAACTCCTGAAGAGGAACAAAAGATAGAGAAAAATGAAAGACTTTAAAATAGAAAAGATACCTTTGGAATCACTGTTGGATCTTCTTATAAAGTTGTATGAGAGTGGAGTTGATTATGTGGATTTGTCTGCTGATAACTCTGATCCACATCAGGATAAGTTGGTTATCATTACTAAGGAAGGTTATATAAATCCTGAGTACTATGATGAGGAAGCTCTTGATGAATATGAAAAGTTTGATGAAGAGCCTAAGAGATTGGGTCCTATTATTGAAACAAGGAAATTGTCTGATGATGATATAGAAAAACTGCTATGAACAATCCCACCAAATATGAGGTTATGGCTTCCATCGATGCTAGGAGACTAGAGATTGAGAACATAGCCAACACTATTAGGGAACTAGAACATAAAATACATAAACTTAACCAGCATAAACAAGAGCTAAGGAACTTAAACTCTCTAGATATTGTTTTGCTAAGAGAACTAGAAGATGGCACTGACTAAAACTACATACATAAACACTGAGCTCAAATGGGCAGAGGAACAACTACATACGTGGAAAGCTTATATTGATAATCATCCTCTTGACCAAATGAAGGATAGAATAGAATGGAAACCTACTTCTAAAGGTGGTGCCATTCCAATGGTTATCGCCTCTATTGAGGCTCAAGGTAAGTTTGTCCAAGAAACCATGAAGAACTATTTGGCTCTTCTTGAAGTGGTTGAAAGACTACGCAACTTAGAGGAAGCGAAGAAGGTGGCCAGAGGTGCCTCGACAGTTCCACATAGAATGCAATAAATATGGAAATAAAGTCCACAGAGTTCTTTAAGAACATAAAGAAATTACCCCCACCAGGATCAGAAGAGTTTCGACAGTTAATCAAGTGGGAGGAAGAAAAAATTAAAGGAGGAGTCACCATAAATGGAGTTTTCATTTCTGGGTGGCTCTATTGGCATACAAACCATTGGTGGATTAGGATTGATGAGCAGGATGAATATGGAAATGACATTCGTGTAACCAAACTTCCAGAGCTTAGAGACAATGAATGGATAAGAGCTGAAATCCTGGAGGCCTGTAAAAAGGAGAAGGAAGGATATCTGGAAGTAGGCGCACGACAAGGAGGAAAGTCAGAGATGGAAGCATCCTACTTTGGGATGAATGCCACGCTCTTTGAAAACACTCAGAATGTAATTGTGTGTGGTAACGACTATGATTTGTCTCTCCTCAAGGATAAGGTTGACTTTGGGATGAAAAACTTGTGGAAAGGTATTGCCATTCCAAGGTTGGACAAGACCTGGAGGTCGAATCAAATCCGCTTAGGTTATAAGAAACCAGATGGTGAAGATGCCATATGGAGTTATATTGTAATCCGTAATGCTAAGGATGGTAATGTAACAGAGGTTGCAGCAGGTACCACAGCCAAGTCATTTATTATGGATGAGGTTGGTAAGTATCCATTCTCTTCTACATTCAAAGCAGCTGAACCTGCCTTCAAGGGAAGGAATGGTTGGAGAGCAGTACCAATACTAGTTGGTACTGGTGGGTCTTTTGATAAAGGCCAAGATGCTGAGAATTTCTTTTACAATCCAAGAGCAAATAATTTCCATGTTTGTGTCGATCCAGATACAGGTAAAGAAACAGGACTATTCCTATCTGGTTTATATAGACAAGATTGTAAAATTATAACCACCCTTGGGGAGTGGTTACAAAAAGAAAGAGGCATAACATTACCAAAGAACAGCGACTTATTCAAAATGGAAATGCACGTAGCAGATAAAGAACTTGCACGTATAACTATTGAGAAAGAAAGAGTAGCTGCTAAGCTAAATCCAGATAGAACTATTTACTTAAAACAAATAATGTACTATCCTCTTATAGTAGAGGAATGCTTCTTATCTTCTGGGGAAAATATATTTGATATTGAAGGAGCTAAGCGCCAAAAGACTAGACTACAGGAAGCAGATCATTCAGGCACACCAGTTATATTATATGAGGAGGGTGATGGTGTAGTTAAGCATGAGTTCACAGATAAGGAACCTATAACAAACTTCCCTACCAAGAAGGAGGATAACAAAGATGCACCAATAATTATATATGAATTTCCTGTGGAGAATCCACCATATGGATTATATGTAGCTGGGGTCGATCCATATAGACAGGGTAAAGCTGCCTATTCAAGTTCATTAGGAAGTGTTTATATTTATAAGCGTATGCACTCTATATCAGGAGAGCGCTATCAGGATATGTTTGTGGCCAGTTATTGTGCCAGACCAGACAGGAAAGAAGTTTGGGAAGAACAAGCCAGATTACTTATTAAGTTCTACAATGCTAGAACCTTATGTGAAAATGATGAAATTTCTTTCATAGATTACATGATATCCAAAGGTGATGCAAGATACCTAGAGCGCCAGCCTATTTGGCTTCAGGAGATTGTGCCAAACACCACAGTTAAAAGAGATTATGGAATACATCGATCAGCTGAGAAAATTAGATTATTTTTGCATGGATGTTTAAAGAAATATACAGAAGAAGTATTGGTGAGAGAAAGTCTTATTGAAGGAGAAAAACTTCCAGAGCTTAAAGGAATGACAAAGATATTTGATCCTTTACTTCTGGATGAAATGATAGCTTATAACGATGAAGGTAACTTCGATAGAATAATAGCAGCTGAGCTGGCCATAGCTTTAGCTATGAAACTGGATCCTATCATGGGATCTATTGGTAGTGAAGGTGATGTTAGGGTAAGAGCTTTATATTCTAAGGATAGACCAAAGAAAGGATTGTTTTCCCCTACAAGAAATATGTTTGTAAACAATAACAAATTATTTAGATAACCATGTCAATAATTCGATATACTAAAGATGCTACAATACGCTATGCGTACTTGAACATATTTCCTGATCAGTTCAAGACTACCAAGGAAAAAGAAGATGAGAGTTACATCAAAAACACTATGGATTATTTTGCCAACAAGGCCTATAGTGAATACACTAAGAACAGGGACACCTTTGTAGGGAACTATAATTTGATGAAAGGGATTCTTAATGCCAATGACTTTTACCAAGAGCCTGATGTTAAGAGCTTTACAGATATCCTAGAACAAGATTTACAGTTACCTAAATATGTAAAACACTACTCCATTGTTACAACTCCTGTCAATGAACTTGTAGGTGAGCTTACCAAAAGGCCAGATACCTACAGGATAAAAGCTTTCGATGATGAATCAAAATCTGAAGAGCTTAAATTTAAAACTGGTATTCTTCAAGATTATATAATGCAGGAAGCCAAAGCAGGTATCCTGGAGAAAGCTGCTATGGAAGGGATAGAAGTTCCTGATGATGAATTACAGAAACTAACCTTAGAACAAGTACAAGATGAACTAATAGACTATACCTCTATGGCAGAGAAATGGGCTAACCATATTCTAACATGTGCCAAAGCAGAGTTTAACCTAAAGGAAAAGTCTGAAGATGCTTTCAGAGATTTACTTATATCAAATCATGAATACTACCATATCTATGAGGATAACTCCAAAGTAGGATATAATATCCAAGTAGAAAACCCAAAGAACATATGGCAACTATCCACACCAGATGTAAAATGGAGTTCTGATCCATCAGGTAGAGCACATGGAGCTTATGCTGCAGGTACTGTTCATGTAATGGAACTATCTGAAATCATAGAGTCTATACCAGATCTTACAAAAGAGGAGATAGACCACCTTAGATCCTCTCTCCAGGACTATGGTCTAATCAATGTGAGAGAGTCTAACTTAGGTAATCCTAATGCTGAACCAGGTATTAATAGTGTTATTTATGATACATATGATCCATTGGTTCTTCAGACTAGAATGATGATTGAGTCTGAAATGAAGGAAAACAATGATGGCTTAAGAGACTTCCTAGGGCTTACCAATAATGTTTCCTCATTTGGATACAAGTATGTAGTAGTGAGAGCTTATTGGATAAGTAAAAAGAAAATTGGAAAACTTATATACTTAGATGAATTTGAACAAGTTCAATCTATGTTGGTTGATGAGAACTACAAATCAGGAACTCTTCCTTCACAATTATCTTTAGAATGGGGATGGATAAATGAGTGGTACCAAGGAATTAAGATTGGGCCAGACATCTATCACATGAAACCTTTCAAGATATTAGACTATTGTCCTATCATAGGACTAAATCATGAAATTAAAAATACAGACTCACAATCTTTGGTAGACTTAATGAAGCCTTTCCAAGTGATTTATAATGTCTGTATGAATCAAATGTTTGAATTATTACAAAAAGAGGTTGGTAAAGTTCAACTTATGTCATTACGTCATGTACCTATTCCTAAAGATGGTGATGCACAGGATGCTTTAGACATTTGGGAATTAGAAGCAAGAAAAAGAGGAGTTGTGTTTATTGATGATAGCCCAGAAAATCTTAAGTCACCATCATCATTTAATCAATTCACTGCACTTGATTTAACCAGAACTCAAGAAATGCAAACTAGATATAACATAGCTGTGCAAATCAAGAACGAGTGTTGGGAGTTAATAGGAATGTCCAAACAACGTATGGGTAACGTTACAGCCTCTGAAAGCGCTACAGGTACTAATACTGCTGTACAACAATCATATACTCAAACAGAGCCCTTATTTGTAGCCCACGAATATACCTTAGGGCAATTATATCAAGCTATTGTAGATGCTTCACAATATATTGAAGCTTCTAAACCAGAAAGTACTATATCCTATGTTAATAGTGAAGGTACTGCTTCATTCATCCAAGTTAATGGTACTGATATTAAATTTAGAGACTTAAAAGTGTTCCCAACAAATAGACCAGAAGATACTCAAATGTTCAATGACATTAGAGCCCTATCACAAGCTATCATTCAAAATGGTGGTAGTGTGTATGATATTGTGGAATTATATTCTAGTAAATCACAAAGACAACTTAAAAAAGTGTTCAAAGATCTTAGAGACAAACAAGATGCTATGCAACAACAAGCTGCTCAACAAAAACAACAAGAACTTGACCAAGCTAATCAAATTGCTCAAGCAGGTCTTGAACAAGCTGCTCAATTGAAACAAGCTGAGATTGAAAATCAAAACCATGAAAATGCACTTGATAGAATCAATAAAAAAGAAGTTGCTGTTATTAATGCTCTAGCTAGAAATGAAAATGCCACTGCTGATGAAGATAATTCTGGAGTGGCAGATGCTCTAGAAATAAGTAATATGGCTGCTGAAGAATCTCGTGCTAACAAAGATCATGAGGCAAAACTTCGAGATATTGAGTCTAAAGAACTTTTAGGATACAATAAACTATCAGTTGAAAGAGAAAAACTACAAGTTGATAGAGAAAATCAGAAAAATGACTTAGACATAGCAAAAATTAATGCTAAAAATCGAAACACAGGTAAAAAATAAACCAGTTTGATTAGAAAGAAAAGGAGTTAATGCTATATTACCGAAAATATATGGCTCTTTGGAGCCAAATAGCTTTGATACTATAACATCTCTCACTAATTTTACAGTATAAACCAACAATACAACTACATATGGGAACAGAAGATTCAAATAATCAAGGAGGATTTGGCGACTTTGGTATTAAGGACACCATGGAAATGGGTCTTGGAAATGCTGAGCTTCTTAGAGACTTATACTCTCCAGAAACATCAACAGCTACACCATCAGATATCACACCAATAATAAAAGAAACAAATGATCCACCTCCTGTAGATCCAGCAACTATTCCTTTAAAAGGAAAAGAGGTAACACCTCCTAAAGATGGTGAAGCTCCAGAAGTGAAAAATACTATTGGAGATTTCCTAGGTAATCACGAAGATGAAGAAGAGGAAGAAGAGGAAGACACTAACCTTCCAGCAAACACAGCAGGAACTGCTGATAAAGATGTACCTGAGTCTAATCAATTCACAGCTTTATCAAATGACCTATTTAAATTAGGTGTATTTAATAAAGAAGAGGATGAGGAGGACGTAGTAATAACAACTCCCCAAGATTTCTTAGAAAGATTTAATTCTGAGAAGAAAAAAGGAGCAATAGACATGGTTAACCAGTTTATAGGACAGTTCGGAGAAGATTATCAAAATGCTTTTGATGCCATATATGTAAAAGGAGTTGATCCTAAAGAGTACTTTGCAGCTTATAATGAGGCTGTTAACTACGCTGAAATGGATCTGACAATTGAAAGCAACCAAGAATCAGTGATGAGAAAATCATTAACTGATCAAGGCTTTGATAAAGAAGACGTAGACACAGAGATTGAACGATTGAAAAACTATGGTGACCTTGAGTCAGTGGCTCAGAAAAACCATAAAGTGTTGGTTAAAAGAGAAGCAATCAAAATGCAAGAGATGGAGCAAAAAGCTCAACATGAACTTGCTCAGAAAGCCCAAGTTAAAAACCAATTCATCAATAATGTTCAATCTGTTATACAAGAAAAACTAAAAACAAAAGAATTCGATGGTATTCCTATCACACCTAAGTTGGCAGGAGAACTTCAAGACTTTTTATTAGTTGACAAGTATAAAACTAATTCAGGAGAATTGCTTTCTGATTTTGACAAGGCTATCTTAGATTTGAAAAAGCCTGAGAATCATGCAAACAAAGTTAAGTTAGCATTACTGTTGAAAGTGTTGGAGACAGATCCAAATCTGACTACAATACAAAAGAAAGGTGTAACTACGAAAACTGATGCTTTATTTAGTGAGGTTGCAAGACAAGTGACAAAAGATAAAACTGTTGTTGCTGCTGCTGCTAAAAAGAACAATTCATGGTTCCTATAAATATTAACAATAAAAACAAAGTAAAAAAATGAGTACTCAAACAATCCCAGGATTAGTTGGGTTTACCTACGCCAGGGTGGCGTCAATGGACAAGCGTGCTGTTGGTAAACTCACAGATTCCAATCACTTGGAGTCTTTTCACTCGACAGAGCCTGCGGACTATGATAAAAAAATCATAAGTCTGTACACCCAGAGTTCATTGTACAGCAATGACTTCTTGGACATGATTAATAAAAGCACTCCATTCTACATCGACAACAACAGTGATGCTTGGAAATGGGATATTGCAGTGCCTTACAAATTCCCTAAATTTATTGACGTACCACTTACTACTCAGAACTTATTAACTTCTGGTAAAGTAGGTATTGATGGTCAAGAGTTCCAAATGGTTATCGACACCAATGAGTTCTCTAAAAATGCCATCATCTCTGTAGGAACTCGTCAATATGGACCAAGATTCTATGTAGTTAAAGATCCATTACCATGGAACAATGGCTGGTTATACTCATTTACTTTGGTTTCTTCTAATCCTAGAGTAGATTTCGTAAATCCAACTTTCTTGAAAATTGGTATTGAATTAGAACTTGTAGATGCTGCTATTGGAGAGTTTGACCAAGACCTTTTAGGCTTACCAAGATTGGGTGAGAAAATCACAATGTTTGAGTCTTTGAGCTCAGGATATGGATTTGAACACAAAATCACTGAGTGGGCTGATGACAGAATGATGAAAGATGCTGATGGTAAAGCCTTAGACATCTTGGTGTATGCTCCTCAAAGACGTGCACAGTTACCTTTAACTCGTAATGATGTTAAATGGGAACCTTTCATCGAGTTTATGATGAGAAAATCTATGTTGGAACTAAAAGTTAAACGTATGATCTGGTCTCAACCAGGTACTGTGAAAACTAATGGTGGAAGACAAGAACTTAAACGTGTATCTGCAGGTGTTTACTACAGAATGCGTAACAATGGAAACCTTGTACAGTATAACAGAGGAGAATTCAACGCAAACCTTTTGCGCTCTGTATTCGGAGACTTGTTCTACAGACGTGTGGATGTAAAAGACAGACGTGTTAAAATGTACACCAATGAGGCTGGATTCGATGTATTCCAACAAGCCCTTAAAACAGATGCTCTTAATTCTGGTCTTACATTTGTTGCTGACTCTGGAAACAGATACATGCAAGGTGAAGGACAACATATCACTTACAACTTTGCCTTTGATTCCATGATCACTCGTGAGACAGGTAAAATTGAATTGATCCACCTTAAGGAATTAGATTTACCACAAACTAACTTGGAATTTGGACAAAACAAGAAATCTACACCAGTTTTCTTCGTGTTTGACGTATCTCCTATGTCAGATGGTTCTATGGTAAATAACATTCGTGAGGTGAGAATGAAAGGTGCACCTTCAATGACTTGGGGTTATATTGATGGTACTCGTCACCACTTAGGTTTTGCGAAATCTCAAGGTATGAGTTCAGCTAATAAATTCCCAGGTTATGAGTTATGGATGAAAGATAGATGTGATGTATTCATTGAAGACTTGTCTCGTACAGTTTTGATTGAAGAAATCCCACAGTTCTAAGTAACTGAAATAGAGATTGATTCCCTCCTTCCCCACTCTCCCACTTGGAGGGATTCTTTCTCAAAAGATGTCAGATATGCTGTGGCCTTCGATGGCAAACATCTTCTAAACCAAATTAAATCAACTAAATATGGCGAGTAGAAAAGATACTATACTTGTACTAAAAAATGAAGGCAAAACATGTAAAGAAATTGCTGAAATTTTAAAAATTAGTATACCTTTAGTTTATTATTATCTTACTCCTGAGGACTCTTTAAGTTATAAAAAGTCAAAGAGAAATAAAGAAAAGGCTTATGAAGCCATACAGGGGATTAAGAAAAGAAATAGAGGAATAGTTATAGAATACTTAAATACTCACCCATGTGTAGACTGTGGAATTACTGATATCAGGGTTCTCCAGTTTGATCATGTTAGAGGAACTAAAATTGATAGTGTCTCTGTTGGAGTAAAAGATTCTTGGTCTGTAATAAAGTTACAGACAGAGATTGAAAAATGTGATGTGCGTTGTGCTAACTGTCACAAGATAGTAACAGACACACGAAGATTAAAAGTAAACCAATAACTAAATAATTATAACATGGGAAGTAATAAAATAGGCAAGATTGCTGTACTTAAAAAAGATATCAGCAGTTCAGGTATGCAGACAATGGAAGGTGGGTTAGCTACGAAAGGGTTAACTAGGATTCCTGGTACTGGAGTATTCAAGTTTCCTTATAAGGAAATAGATGGAAAATATAGAACAGGATTAGATCCTACAGCAGTATATATCCAAAGGATTCAAGATCCTACAGAGAAAGAGTTAGAGATTGAGAGAGTTACAAAACTTAGAGAAAAACTCCAAAATGCATTAGGTGAGATTGATTTGGGGCCAAGAGCTTCATTTTGGAATTATGCCCTTGCTACCTCTTCAAGTGATAGTTCACATATTCAACCAGTAAAATTGTTGGATGGTGATAATTACTTTGATTTGTCTATTCCTCAACAAGAGATTGCTTTTGCTTGGTTACGAGTGCATCCTACAATTGCTTCAAGTCACAGTGCTTGGGAACGAGGAGAATATCCTGCAGATACCCAATTCTTTGTAGAAGATGAAGAAATTGAAAATGCAGTTGTATTCAAGAAAAAACAACTTATCAACAAAGCTATTGTTAAGTTTGAATCTATGTCAATAGAGAAAAAACGTAAGGTGGCTAGGTTGTTAGGATTACCAGTAACTGAAGCAACAATGGAAGAGGTTGTATATAACCAGATTGATACCTTGTTGAAACAGACAGAATTTGAAAAAGGTAAGTTTGCAGGATCAGCTCCTGTAGATGTCTTCAACAGATTCGCTGATATGAAAGAAGATTTACTTCACATAAAAGATTTGGTTAAACAAGCAATTGCTCACTCAGTATATAGATTAAAACCTAATGGTAAGGTATATGAAGGTGAATTTGAGATAGCTGAAGATGAAGAAGCTCTTGTAAAAGAACTTATCAACGAGGATAATCAAGATTTACTACTGACCTTAGAAGGTAAATTAAAAACTAAAAAGCTGGCTTCTGTATAGAAGCTGGCTTAAATAACAAAAAACATGATACCAGTAGATAGTTTATTGTATAAGATCGATCAAAAACTAAATAAATTATCATCTAACTCACATCAACAGATTGCCCTTGAGGACAAGATCCTAGCGCTCAATGAAGCACAGATCAAATTAATCAAGCAAAAAGTAGATGGGTTTAGTACAGTTTCTGGTATGGGAATGGATTCCTTTAAAAAACGTTATGAAGATCTAGAAAGATTATCAGTAACCTATGAAAAAGGAAAACTTCATTTAACTGAAGCAGATCCTATTATAAATAGATGGGCTGCAGATCTAGATCCTCTTAGACCAGAGTACATGCTTTATCTTGATTCTTATGTCTTAGCAGACAAAGGAAGATGTAAAAATCACAAGATATGGATTAATAAAGATTTAGCCAAGCATGGAGATTTACAATACCTGTTACTTAATGATCACTACAAACCTTCGTTTGAATATCAAGAGACATTTAATTGGATTTCTTCAGATGAAATTAGTATCTTTACTGATGGAACGTTCACTCCTAAAGATATTTACATAATGTTCTTAAGATATCCAGTCTACATTGATAAAGAAGGATATATTAAGTTTGATGGAACACCATCAACAGATGTTGACTGTGAACTAGAGTTGTATTTGGAAGATGAGTTGTTAGATTTAACAGTGTTAACTTTAGCTACATACATTGAGAATCAAGCAGCAGTTACCTCTTCTGCAGGACGAATACAAACAAATGAATAAGTAACAATTTAAATTTAAATAAAATGGCAGATTTTTCATTAACCACGCTTTTTGTAGTCCCTACAGGAACTACGTCATTACCACCAGTTGGTGTTAGTACGCAGGACTTAGGTGCAGGAGTATTTGGGTTTTTTGGGCCTGACTACAAAGGACTGCCTGCAGCTAGTGCTGCTGCAGCCCAATATTTCTACATTGCTCAAGGTAGAGCAAACACTTACTTGCAAGGAAGCAAGAGATCAGACAAAATCAAAGGTTGCCCTGCAGCAAACTGTAACACCAATGTTACTGAGTTTTACAAAGTTGTAGGTTGCCCTACTGCTGCTGTGCAAATCACTGATGTGTCTAACTGGACAGTACAATGCGGTGATGTTGTGACTATTACTTTAAGAGCGCACTCATCTTACATTGACACACTGTACTTTAATGGATGGACTAGATCAATAACTGTACAAGCGCCATGTTGCGATTGTGGAGCTGATCCTTGTGCTGATGTTGATGCTCAGGCATTAGTTGATGCATTTGTTGCTAAGTTTCAACAACAAGCTCCTGGTAATAATCCAGATAATTCTTCTTTCAATTCTTATTTCACGTTTGAAAGAGTTGGATCAGGTGCAGCTTCTATCTTACGTATTACTGGAAAAGCTTTGACTAAATATGGTGTACCATGTGATATTGCAGCTTTCCCTCATGAATATGACAGAATGTGGTTCAGAACTTTCGTTTACGAAGGTCCAGCTACAACTGCTGATTTCATTGTGGATGATAGATGTCAAGAAGTAGCAGATGCTGTTATTACTCAAAGATCTTCTTATCCTACAGGAACTTCAGAAGAGATTGCTCAACTAGAGAAAAATTACTACAGCTACCAAGCAGGTTATCTAAAACACTTGTACAGAATGGCAGGGTATAATCAAAACTTTGAGTCTTATGTGACTCCAGGGGCTAGTTATACTACCTGGTACATTAAGTACAATGAGTTTGCGAAAGATGCTTACAACTGGGGTGATTACATTCCTGAAGATCAAATGTCAATTATTGCTGCTAATACTGCTGATGCTGGGTTAGTTGTCTTAATTGATTCTTTCTTAGTAGCTGCTTTAGGAGCCACTGCTTCTGTTGCAATCAATGCTTGTATCACTACAACATCTACCACAACTGGAGTGCCTCCTTCTACAACAACCACAACTTCTACTCTTATTCCTTAAGAAAGAAGCATTGTATAACCAATACCAGAGGTATGAGAGGATTCTCTGTCCTCTGGTATTTTTATTTATAACAAAATGGCTGCACTGAATCTAAAGATAATTGTACTTGATACTCATGATGTTAACACTATATGTGTAGCTGATGCTTCTGCATATCCTGATGAACCACCTATTGTAACAAGTCCTGTCTTACTATCGACTGCTCCTGGATTTAATCCAGTATCTATACCATTTAATGTACAAGGAAATACAATTATAACCTCTGGTATGCTTGGTATTACTCCTATTGGAGAGATGTGTGCTCTTCCAGATGGATTATATCATTTCAATTATTCTATTGCTCCATCATTTTCTAATTTTACAGAGATTAGTATTATGAGGGTGGCAAGACTTCAGGAGAAGTTTGATAAAGCTTTTATGTCTTTAGATTTTATGGTTTGTGATAGTGCCGTTAAAACTCAAGCTAAAGTTACTCTTAACACAATATATCTATTGATTCAAGGTTCTATAGCAGCTGCTAATGAGTGTGCTCTTGTAGAAGCTAATAAGTTGTATGACAAAGCCAGTTCTATGCTGGATGCGTTACTTAAAAAGAATTGTGGATGTACTGAAACTAATTTCATCGTAAACTTTAATTAATTATGTCTAGTCAGTGTGCTTCCTGTGGGGTAAAGGTGGGCTGTGGATGTCAATTAACAAATGGCCTTTGTGCTACTTGTTTGGCTAAGCAACAACAATCAAAAAAATGATGCTGTCTCCTAAAATAACGAATTGTAAGGACTGTGCAGAGATACCTCCTTTGATTGCAGAAATCAATTGTAAGTTATTTGACACAAGTAAACGACTATATAATAATATTGTATTCTCGTTAAACTTGCATATTTCCTATATGGCAATAGTAGATCTCTTGCATTACAAGAGAATTCTAGAGTATAAACTAGTTAATCCTAAGTATGCTGGAGATTTCAGTGTAAATATGATAGCAAGTAAGGTTAAGTTGATTACTCTTGGCTGTAAAACTAAGTGTCCTTGTGCTTCAGGAACAGTATTAACAACAACTACAACTGTTCCTACAACTACAACAACATCAACACCTGCAATATCTACAAGCACTACTACTACAGATATTCCAACAACTACAACAACTACATTAGCTCCTGTTACTACAACAACTACTACAACACTTGGTACTGGCTTTTTCTACAATGTAACTACATTTATTTGTGGAATTTGTTCAGAATTTGGAGCTGGAACTATATCTAATCCTGTGCCTTTGGTAGTAGGTAAATTCTACTATCATGTAGTATTAGATCTAGTAGTTAGTATTGATAGTTTTATAATGTCTAATAATACAACTCCACCAGAGGTTGTTTTCTTAAGTAGTCAACAGGATACTTGTGCAGGAGTGGTATGTCCTGTAACAACATCCACTACCACTACTGTTACACCTTGTGTTGGTTATATGTATGCATATAATTCATATCCTTGTGCTACTTGTAATGCTACTGGAGGAGGACCAATAATTAACTCTGAACCTCTTACTCCTGGAAAATGGTATTATCACCCAGCAATAGGTCAAATAATAGTAATAAATAATTTTCTAGGTTGTCAACCTACTACTGATGCATCTATTTTAGATAGTACTAAAAAAGACACTTGTGCTGAAGTTGTATGTCCAGGTTAATTAGTAAAAGAGAATTATATTTAACAAAATAAAAATAAATAAGATGGCATGTTCTAACTGTTTCAATGGTTGTGCAGATATAATCTCTGACCAGTGTGTAAAATATACAGGAATTGATATTCCTGGACTGGAAATAACTGCAGGAGATCCTCTTCTTGTTGTTGAGAACCAGATTATTAATAAGATTCTAACATTAATGACTGGGGAAGGTATTATTCCCATCATTGATACTGCAGACTTATGCCCTTTAGTTTCTAGTTTTCTTCCTGTAGCTGGAGATATTACACTTAATCATGTAATCTCTGCATTGTTTCAAACTGTTTGTGCTTTAGATACAAGATTAACAGCAGCAGAAGGAACTCTAAATACATTGAATGCTGATTATGTTATAGACTGTTTGGCTGGAGTGACACCTGATGCAGGAACACATGATATCCTTCAGGCTGCAATAGTCAAGTTATGTGAAGTATCTGAAGATTTAGAAGATCTAGCTGCAGAAGTAGGTGCTAACTATGTTCTAATTGCTGATATTAATGATTATATAGCAGCTTATATTGAAGATCAACCAGTAGCTACTCTTATGAATGCTAAGATGGTTCCTTATTCTGCTGTACCTTTCTTTGCTCCTCCTGAATATTTAGTTGGAAAATTTGATAGTACAGGAGCTGGATTAGGAGAATGGGAAAAGATTTACTTATGTAATGGACAAAACTTCACTCCAGATTTAAGAGGAAGAACATTAGTAGGTAATTCTACTATGGGTACCAATCCTTATGGAGCTAATGGAGCAGCTGATCCAGCTACATCAGGTAATCCTAATTATGCTCAAGGAGACTTGGTTGGTTCTAATTTGATTATTTTAACAGAGGCACAAATGCCTATTCATACACATACAGGAGATACTGATGCTGCAGGAACCCATACACATAATTTAAGTGAAATTAGAAAGTATACAAACGTTCAAGGTATTAATGGTTTCTATGATAGATCACAAACTTATGATAATGCAGGTTTAAAAACAGATCCTGCAGGAAATCATAGTCATGCTTTTATAACGAGACCTGCTGGTTCAGGAGGAGGACACCCTAATATTCAACCTGTATACGCTACAAACTTTATTATTTATTTGCCATAAACCAATAAGATGGGAAAACTATGTACAAATTGCGTAGATCTAGTTAATGGCTGTGACCCTGTAGATACCAGTAGTGTTATCTATAAAGGGCCAAATTTGCCATGTTCAACAATCACTACAGGAGATAGTTTAACAATAGCACTTCAAAAGATTGATGCTTTGTTATGCGTTGGTGGTGGAGAACAGAATAACTTTGTTAGAGATTTGTTTATAGATATAAATGACCTACCTGTAGATTACAGCCTTCAGGATATTTGTAACTATATACTGGCTTTACCAGAGGTGTTAAGAACTATCCTAGAGACAGACAGTAAATGGAATGTTTTAATATTAGAAGGGTCTCAAATAATAGAGATATATGAGATTCAAAATATAGGTAAAGGTATTATTACCACAATAGAACCAGATAATCTTTTACTCTTAAACATAAAACAGGATACACCTGGATGGCAAGATGTTCTTTCTGTTCAACAAGACATCACTACATATAATGGAATTAAGTTAACCACTGGGTCTATATACATGTTTACCACTAGTGAGTTTGGTTCCTATTTGGGATTATCTCAAAATACTGGTATCAATGCAGGTTTCCCAACCACATCTATTGGTATTAGTGATATTTTTGCCTTTACTTATAATTCTCTAGATTTCTATCAAGATAAAACTCTCTTTAAAGATTCTCTTTACTCTAAAGGAATAGAATATGCTGGTGATTATGAACCTAACTTCACAGCAAGAAGTTTAATTACTCAACAATATCTTCTCTCTGTAATATCTGGTTCCATATCAGGAACTACCAATACAATACCTAAATTCATTACTCCTAACTCTCTAGGAGATAGTTCTATTACTGATGATGGAAGTTTGGTTACTATTTCCAATCCACTTATAGTAGGAGGAACTATACTTCCATCTGCTGCAATAACATATAATGTTGGTAGTCCTTCTGTTCCATATGCTAATGTAGTTTCTGAAAATTTAAACGCTTCTAATATTATTGCTAGAGGATCTGCAATAACATTTTATCATTCGAATATAAATCCTGTTGGACGTATTTTTACAGATACTGGTAATTTATTATTACAAAATGGAGGTACATTCATAAACAATGGAATAGACAGACTACAAGTATCAGGTTCTGCTTTGGTGGATGGGTTGAGATATACTAGAGGGATTGATATTTCTGGTCAAGACTTAGATAGTGTTGTTACCGCTGGATTTTATAGTGGAAATCTTTTAATTAATGCTCCTAGCAATCAAGTAGGTTTTTTTTATATAACAGTAGAAAGATGGAGTGGAGATAGTAATTGGGCTCATCAAACTGCTACAGCTTTTGGAACTGATGACAATATAGCTAATAAAATATATTCAAGAGTTAGAAACTTAGGAACTTGGACTCCATGGGTAGAACTATACACTACTGGAAGTTTAGTTGACCCTATCACTGGAACAGGAGTATCAGGTCAAGTTGCATTTTGGAATGGAACAAATTCTCAAACTGGAGACAATGGATTATTCTGGAATAATACCACTAAAAATTTAGGTTTAGGAACTTCAAATCCACTTGCAAAATTCAATATAGAATCAAGTAGTGGTTATGAAATACTTTTTACTGGTTCAACTAATACAGACATCATTCATTATATTCCAGGAACGGAATTTCATATAAGTACTATTGGGACAGGATTGTTTTTAGGAGGCAGTGGAGATGCTAATCACTTAGCTGTTTATCCTACAGGAAATGTTGCAGTAAATTCAATAGATACTGGTGCTAGGTTTACTGTTGGTGGAACTGTTAATGCTACTTCTGGAATAGCTAGAGGTGCTTATATTAATAATAATTTAGTTGCTACTGCTAATAATGACTTTCTAACAGGTTTAGTAGTAAACCCTACTTTTAATAATGGTGCTTTCACTGGAGTTAATAATTGGGCAATTAGTACAAATGGAAATATTCTTTTGACTGGTACTAATAGGACTATTGCTCATGCTTCAGGTAATCTAGCTTTTGGAGGTGGTTCAACTATATTAACAGGAGGAGGAGCTATAATATTCACAGTAGGCTCTAATAATACAGCAGGAGTTTTCACATCTGGAAATTGGGCGTTTCAAACTGGAGGAGTACTTTCTGATGCTGGTTATAAAATAGACGTACAAGGTACTACAAGATTAGCACAAACAGTTACTCTAGGAACACAGCCAACTACGAGTATTGGAACCTATGACATTCTTACTAGAAATACAGGCACAGGGGCTATAGAGAAAGTAGTTAGTAGCACTTTTGAATTACTAGCCAATAAACAAAATTCAATGGTTGTGGATGGTACTGGAGTCAAGTATCCAACTGTAGATGCTGTCAACTTTCAAACCAATTACATAGCTAGAGCTGTAGTAGCTACAGGATTTTTAGATACAACTGATCCATTTAGTATATCAAGATTTGATGATTTTACTTTACATATAAGTACTACTCAAGATGGTATTGCCTTTAGCCAAAGATTCAAGACTTTGCCTTATGCTCCTTCAGATGGCATCATAAATATAGTTGCCCAAAATGTTCCATTATCTGTTATTCCTTTAGCAGCTGATGGTACATATATCAGGTTTGTTGGAATCCAGATAGATGGTACAATAGTATGGTCACCAACACAATTTATCCAGTCTCCTTCTGTATGTCAGCTAGGAATTGTACTTGTTAAACGTATTGGTGGAGTAATAAGCTTCATTGATGCTACTAGAACTGCTATCACTATTCCAGATGTTGCCGCTTATAGTAACTTAGATACAACGTCTACTGGAGTTAAAGCTACTACAAGTATAGCTGCTATTCCTGGTACACTTAGTCACACTAATACTCAAGGTAAATTAGTTGGAATATCAGTGGCATGGGGCACAAGTAATACTGACAGTAAAGTCATACCATTACATAATCCTGCTCCTACTCCATTTACAAGACTACATCCAGGTAATGCATTACCTGTTGCGCCACCACCTCCTACATTTACTGTATTGGATCCAACTCAAGCTTATATTGGAGGAGTATTTGGCCCTATTGCTGGAAGTCCTAATCAAGCAACTGTACAGAGATTAGGATTTAATGTTAATGGTAATTTTGTTTGGCAGTATGGTGAAAAAATATATTCAAACCTTATTGCAGCCCAAAATAATGTATTACAAGCTCCTTTTACAGACATACTTCCTGAAGGAACATTTGCTGAAATAGGTAGAATGGCTATAACAGTTGGTTGTACAGACTTAAATAGTTCTAGTGCACAATACTATCCTACAGGAGCATCGGGTGGTGGTGGAACTTCTCCTATCCTACCTACTGCATGGGGAGCTATTACAGGAAATATAGACGACCAACTTGATTTAAAAGCTAAGTTGGATGATAAAGTTTCTATATCACTAGCTAATACAATTTCAGGTGTAAAAACCTTTTTAAATGGAACACTTGGATTAAGAAATGTTGCTAATAGTTTTACATCATCTTTTACAAATTCTGTAACAGCAGCTAGAACTTGGACACTTCCAGATAAGAATGGAATTGTTGCAATGACTTCAGATATACCAGTTCCTTTAAATGGAACAGTCAATAAATTAATAAAATTTGGGACTACATCTACTGGAATTGATAGTAGGGTTGTAGATAATGGTTTATTTTTAGGTATTGATTCAATATCTCCTGTTGGATTGTATATGGATTTACAACTTGGAAGACAAGGAAATAAAATAATTGGAATTGAGCAATCTAATTCATTAAATAAAGGATGTGATTTAACTGTTCAGGCAGGAAGAACAATCAATACGACAGAATCTTCGCTATTTGTTTCAATGAGTACTGGTACTGTATTAACCACTCTTGGAACCGCTGTTAATGGTGATAATTACGGAGGGTCAGGAAGAATATTCTATGGAGAGAATAATAGCCCTGGCGATATATACAAACAGATAGGCGGCTCGGGCCCTTTTATTGCCATGGGACAGGCTTCAAGATCATGGAATGGATTTACAGGAGCAACAGGCGGTAATATATATGCAACAGTATGGAACGGAGATATTTACATGCAGACAGCTGGAATAGGTGCTTTCGTGGGATTAGGAGCAGGAAACAGGTCTTGGACTTCTATCATAAGAGCAAGCAATAATGATATTTATGCCTGCGTATTAGGTGGAGATATTTACAAACAAACCAATGGGATAGGTGCTTTTACGGCATTGGGTCAAACCGCAAGACAATGGAATGGTTTTGGAGTACACACAAACGGTGATGTTTATGCGTATGTAACAAACTCGGGGCATATATATAAACAGGCTGGCGGAGTTGGAGATTTTGTAATTATTCCAATAAGTTTTTTGTCATATTGGAGCGGAGTGACAATTGCAAGTAATGGAGATTTATATGCTTCAAGATCATCTGGAACACCTAACGGATCTATGTATAAATCTATTGGCGGAGTAGGAGCATTTATAGCTACTGGTCAAGTTCTTAATTACAGTTCAATGACTGGCAATATTAATGGGAATATATATACCGCTATTCCTAACGACAATGTTTATTATTTACAATTAAATGCTATTGGAGAGCCTAATTTAGACGGTGGTATTTTAAAATTAAAATCTGGCACAGGAAAAGGGATTGGAAAATCTAGAACTCAAATTATTACCGGACAAAAAACAGTTTCAGGTACTGATATGCAAGTTGAGACTGTTAGAGCAGAATATGATGAAAATGGTAATTACAAAAGATTTGGAACACCTGTTTATGCTGATAATGCAGAAGCTTTAGCAGGAGGTTTAACAGCAGGAATGGAGTACAGAACAGCAATAGGAGTAAAAATGGAAGTTTATTAAAAATTAAAATCATAAGCCATGACAAAAATATCCAATGAATCAATATACAGCAATGAAGTTGTCACTAAGTAATTTTAAGTATATCACCATCAACTTAATTTCATAAATTTGTACTATGACAGTATATATAACATTTACTTCCTTTGGCACTGATGTTGGTCCATTCAATCTATTTTCTAATGTAGATGGATATGCTAATGCTTTTGCTGCTGGAGTATCCAAAGCTCAATTACTAGCAGGATTTCCTTCCAATAGTGTACCTAATGGTACTACTATTGTGAGAGCTAAGTCTTTTGGAGTTTGTAATAATTTTGTGGATTTAGTTTTAATCCCTGCATCTACTACAACTGCTCCTCCAACAACTGCGCCACCTACAACTATACCTCCAACTACAGCTCCTCCTACAACAGCTCCACCAACTACAGCTCCTCCTTTGCCTACCTTTAGAGCATGGCACTTTAGTAGTCCTGGAAGGTCAAGTTCAGGATTAGCTTGTAATAGTACTAGTTTTACCAATACATGGTATACAAATTACCAAACAGGAATTACACCAGCAATGGGATCCACACTATACTCATCTTCAGCATTAACCAATCCACCAATTAATGGTGCTAATCTATGGTTTAATTTAAAAGAAGCATTTGATGATGGTAACCCTGTTGCTTATCAGATAGGAACAGGTGGTACTTTAAATAATTTCTTTAATTGCCCTTAACACTAAAACAATGACAGTACTCTTAACATTAACAACAGCAGGTTTAGATACAGGTCCTTTTGATCTGTATTCAGATTTGGATTCCTTTGCAGTTCCTTTTGAGGTAAATGTGAATAAGTTTGGTTTACAGAGTGGCTATCTCACTGCTTTGGTGCCTGATTATGCAAATGTAGTTAGAGTTCAATCTAAAGAGATTTGTACAAGTTTTGTAGATATAACATTAACTAATGCATCAATAACTACCAGTACAACAAGTTCTTCTAGTACTAGTAGTACATCTTCTACTTCTAGCACCAGTAGTACAACTGCATTACCAGTACATTTCTGGTTCTTATCAAATGGAATGGGTACATTTCCTTTAGGTTGTGGAGAAACTACTTTTCCTATTCAAGTATTTTCACATACATCCCCAATAAGTAGTACTTCTGTATTATATACTTCAGGTAGTTTTACTACTATTTTTCAAGGAGGACTTTTATGGTACAAAGCTCAAGGTCTAAGTGCAGTTTATCAAATAAATAATTCAGGGACAGCAGATGCAGCAAATCCTTGTTAATTAGTAATAAGAGTTAATATGTTTATTGGTTTTCATATTAGCTAGGTTATTCTCCAGGGATAAAGTCCTGGAGGATAATCATTTTGATTAGAAATAATATTAGAGTATGTGCTAACTATTTTTTAACTTTACCATATTTTATATACTATGTCAACACTAAGATCTTTAGTTAGCGATGTGAGAAGTACTCATAAGTTACTATCAACAGACGCAAGTATTACAGATAGGGCTATAGCTTCAGAGATAAGAAATAATTCTCTTCTTTTAATAAAAAGAGAAACAAATCTTAGAAAGCTTTGGGCTACTGACACCATATTTACCACTATACCCTGTCTCGAGATGATTGAAGTTTCTATCTCAGAGTGTTGTAATTATGTTGATGATTGTACTATAGCAAGAACTAAACTAAAACTCCCTAAGATAGCAGAAGGTAATTACCAATATGTTATTCAGGGAGTTTATTCTATAAATGCCATGAGTGGAAGAGGTAAAAAACTGAAAGAGATTTCAGTGAATAGATACCTCAATCTAGTCAAACTTCCAATAGTTAAGAATGAACATTATTTCTGGATAAGTAATGACTATCTTTATGTAACTAATCCTGATATTCAGGCTGTAAGATTGGTAGCTTTATTTGAAGAACATATCTCTAATGAACTAATGTATCCTGAATGTTGTTGTGGTGTTGAACCTACTACAGAAGATTACTGCAGAAACCCATTAGATAAAGAATATTCTATTCCTGGATACCTGAGAAAGCAAGTGTTGGAATTGACCTCCAGGACTCTTCTTCAAACTTATTACAGTATAAAAACTGATGCTACAGACAATGGAATAGATGGTCAAGCTTCTAATGCACCTAATCAATCATAGTATGTCAAGAGTTAGTGTCGAGTGGAGATCAGCAAGTAAGGAGAATTATAAAGTATTCTGTAAAAAGTTTCCTCATATAAAACTTACTTACATTGAGTGGGAGAATATAATTTACTTGTATAATGAGTCATATAAAGAATGGCTCCTAGAGACAGGAGATAAAGAGAGACTTCCTCTAGGATTAGGAGAGTTTAGTATAATTAAAAAGAAAAGGAAAAGAATGACTGGGAAGAATGATGAGTACATTAATCTTCCTATCGATTGGAAAAAAACCAAGGAGAAAGGAAAAGTCATCTATAACTTTAACTATCATACAGAAGGATTCTTCTTTGGATGGCATTGGTTTAGACAATCAGCAAGGTTTAAGCATTCAGGATTATGGCGCTTTAAACCAAGCAGAGTTACCTCAAGATTGTTAGCCCATTACATCAAGGTGGATACTAAGTACCAGCACATCTATAAGGAATGGCTTGTTTAACATAAATATCAATTACCATGTCATACTACTATAAATATAAATTCGTGTCTCCTGAGCCTGTTTTTGCCACAATCAAAGAGGAATTTAAGAGCTATTTTGACACAGGTGCAGTTGATGACCTACTCTTTCCTACTTATCTTGATAAGTGCTTAAAGAAACTAGGTAGAGCTACCTACACTATTACTCCTGCTATATTGGATATATGTGATTTTGAAGCAAGACTTCCTGATAATTTCTATGCTGTTAGAGAAGCTTGGCTATGTACAGAGATTCCTCTAAACCCTTATCCAAATCCTGGATCTTTTTATTCTCAAACTGCTACAGCTACATCTATTCAGATTGGCCCAACAACAACAGATCAAAATAATTCTTGTACCAATGATGCATGCTCTAATGTAGATTGTAATGGGGAGTGCTTACCTACCTTGATTCAAGTAGTTTATAAACATAATAATGAGATTGCTAGAAGTTTACATAGACAACACTTGCTTAAACCAGGAAATATAGCTGTAAAAAGTCACTGTGATTTGCAGTGTGCAAACTTTGGTTCCAGTTCTGCTGATAGTTTTGACATTAGAGATAATAAGTTCTTCACTAACTTTAGATTTGGAACTGTTTACTTAATAATGTATGCTACTGATTATGATGAGGTTGGTAATCAACTTATTCCAGATAACTACAGAATCAGAGAATTTGTTGAAGCTTTCATTAAGTACAAAGTTATTGAGATGATGACTAATCAAACTAATGATGAAACCTTCAATCAACTTCAACAAAAGCTTATGTACTATAAGCAACTATGTGATGAAGCTTATATCATGGCTGATATTGAAATTAAGAAACAAGATGTATATGCTAAGCAAAGAAGAATTGTCAAAGATTTAAACAGGCTTAATATGTACGAACTTCCTAGAGTAGTTAATAGAGCTGATGGTAGAAACTCTATTGGTCCATTCAGAAATAATCAATAATTATGGCAGAAGATAAATCATCTAAGGGTGAAATTAATAATGAGTTTGGCCAGGCATTTAAAGGGCTCAATATGGATAGTATTCCTAATCAGATTGATAAGGGATCGTTATCTTATGCCTTAAATGCTGCTATTGAAAACTTTGACTCTAATAGTATAACATACCAAAATGAACCTGCTAATGAATATTGTTTAAACTTTCCAAAAGACTACATCCTAATAGGTAAATACCTTATTCCAGAACAAGCTAAACAGATCTTCTTCCTTGCTAATCCCTCTACAGGAGATAGTGAGATTGGTTTTATGTACAACAATGATTGTAAATACCAAACACTAGTCAATGCAAAATGTTTAAACTTTGATCCAAAGTTTCCTATCCATAAAGCAGTTCACAAAACAAGTAACTGTGGTACAGAGATTTATTGGGCACAACCAAATGCTGATAGAAGATATATCAATCTTGATCCAGATAAAATACCTTATTTAGTACATCCAGATAGTACACCTTGTGATGAACAATTCATTGAACCAAAGCTATTAGATTGTAATCAACTAAGAGTACAACCTAATTATGACATTCCCCAAGTAGATGTAAAGGATGTTCTTATTGGAGGTAACGTTATTGCTGGTACTTATCAGTTTGGTGTTCAGTATTCAGATGCTTTAGGTAATCCTCTTTCATCTGTTCACTCTATTACCAATCCTACACCTATAGCAGATACAGGTCTTATTACTCCTAATTTTGATTATCCTGTAGGTAAGTCTATTGTTGTTAGTGTATCTAACCTAGAGACTGGTGGTCAGTTTGATTACTTCAATCTAGTTGTAATCAAAACTATTAATGCAATTACCTCTGTTGAGTTAGTAGGTACTTATGGAGTAGATGGAACAACCAAGGATATTACATATGCTGGCCAGAATGTAACTGCAATAAAACTATCTATAAATGATGTCTTTGAGAAGTTTCCTTTCTATGGTCCTGCTGATGATGTTACAACAGCTCAAGATGTCTTAATATGGAAAGGACTTTCTGCTCCTGAAAGAGTAAGCTATCAAGGTATAGCTAATCAAATAAGAATACTATGGGAAACAGTTAGAGTTCCTCCAGGAAAAAATTACTCTGATGAATTACTTGCTACAAACTATAGAGGTTATTTAAGAGATGAAGTATATCCTCTTGAGTTTGTACCATTATTAAGAAGTGGTCATCAAGTAGATGGGTTCCATATTCCTGGAAGAATGCTAAGTCAAACAGAAATTTCTTTACCTAATATTCTTCCTTCTGATGATGATTTTATCGAGGATCCTGATAATCCAGAGTTTGCCAGTGGAGCTCCCTATTGGAAGATATATAATACAGCTGTAGTACTAGGATCTTCTGCACCAAATCCTGATATGGAATATCAACCATATCAATATGGTTCTATGGCATATTGGGAATCTAATGAATTATACCCTTGTGATAAGGAAATGTGGGGAGAATTAGCTAATACACCAATCAGACACCACAAGTTCCCTGATGTTAATGTATCTCCTATTATAGAGTCTAGATCATATACTCCAGGATCTCAACCTATTATGGGTAATGATGCTATATTTCCTATTGGTATAAGAATAGATGTAGATCAAATTAAAGCATTGATACACACATCCTCTCTTACTGAAGAGCAAAAAGCAGATATTGTTGGCTTTAAAATTGTTAGAGGTGATAGAACTGATAACAAATCTATTGTTGCTAAAGGTATGTTACGTAATGTTGGTAGATATACAAGAGATCAGCAAGATTTTTACTATCCAAATTATCCTTACAATGACTTACATGCTGATCCTTTTCTGAATAGTTCTAATAATGCCTTTGGTGAAATTGCTAAAACTTGGTTAATAATTTGTACTGAAGATGGAACAGTACAGATAGGAGATCCTAATTCTAATAAGAATACCACCATAACAATGACAGCTGGAACTACCCAAGAAATTTGTTCTACTTCTAGACCTTATAGGTTAAGTGGTAAAGCAACTATAGGTCCTGCAGAGTATGATGTGTTTCATTGTTATGATGATGGTTTTGCAAATGGTGGTGTTGGTTGGCAGGATCCTTTTACTGATGATAATACTGAATTTACTTTTAGAATAGAAACTTTATTCTCTGATTATTATGTGTCTCAGAATAGTACTTATACTAGAGTTGTAGTTGGAGGAGGTGTGGAATTTGAATGTTATAGTGGTTATGCTAGTAATAGTGTTTTTGGTTGTAAACACAATCAAGTTGCTATGCCTAACACAACACAAGCTAAACTTGTTATAGATTTAGATGGAGGAGATATTAATCATCCTCATGTTGGAAGAAGAACTACTATTGATTGTAGTAGTAATGTACCTATTGCTCCAATCACTGAACCTTCTTTAGCTTATAGACAAATATTCAATTCTCCAGAGACTTCTTTTGGACAACCTTTCTTAGGAGATGTTCTTAAGTTAGAGAGCGTTATGTATGGTGGAGGATTAGCTCATTTTGTTGAAGTAAAAGATAATGCTAAATACAGACTTTTAACTGCAGAAGCGCAAAGAGATGCTTTAATAAGTTCAGGAGAAGCAGGTGGAGGAGATGCTGCTGCAACTTTCACTGCTTATCAAGCCTATCTTGAGATATACATTAATGGTATTACTAGAAAGAATTATGCTTACTCATTCAATTCAATAGCTGATTATAACTATTCAGTATCTGTTCCTAATGGTCAACAGATTAAACAAAGAAGACTTGACTTAGCTAGATACCTTATACCTGCAGTACAAAATGTAGGGGAGGATGATATTGCTATTAATAACTATCAGAGAGAATCTTCTGTTTATTTGAGAACAGAGGGTAGTGATGATGGAGATCCTACAGCACTTCCTTATCCTCATCAAAGTCCTAATATGATTCCTCTTAATATTCAGGATACTTCTAGATTTATTTTAGGTTGTAGTGGGGTTAATCCTTGTGAAGTAGCAGAAGGCACAACTACTACAACTACTACACTTGTTCCTGGATTTTGTCCAGGGTCTTGTGGAGCTCCTGAAGAGAAGCATGATATTAAAGTAGTATCTTACTATGCTTCTTTGAAGAATACTTTCAGGGGGCAGTGGGGACAAATCTATTCTTATCAAACTATTGATACTGGGTTTCAGATTGATTTAGATACAGAGACAGCTTCTACTAAGATAGTTTTTGGTGGAGATACATTTATTACGAGGTTTGCCTATAAAACTAAGTTGCCTTTCTTTATTGATAATAGAGTAGGAGCTCCTGATGATAGTGAGATATTTTATGATGAATTAGGAAATATAGGTTATCCTAAGTACTGGCACTCAGCTAGATCTGTATTAGAAGATTTCTTTGTTCCTGGTTTAGATCAGAATATGACTAATATTATTAGTTATAAAGCTCATAATTTTGATTGTCCTAACTGTCAGGAACCTCCATCCACTTCAGAGAATCCTAATCCTAATAGAACTTATTATGATGGTATATTCTATTTGTTTGCTTATGGTATTCCTAACTTCTATGTTGAGACAAGTTATAATGTTGATTTAAGACAAGCCTATAATAACAAAGAAGGTGAGTTCTGGCCACATGTTAGTAACGGTATACCTGATGATTGGGTACAAGAGAGTTTTGTTTCCATAGTTAATGATAATACTTATTATTATAATGGAACATTTTCTAAACAGAATATAGAGAATTTCTTCTCTCATATACCAGCAAACTGGCAATTTGAAACTTGTGAGTATATATATCCATTTAGAGCAATCTTCTCAGATCCACAAGTAGCTACAGCAGACACAACAGTTAATAACTGGTTAACATATAGAGCAGGAGCTTATTTTGATTTCCCTCAAAACTATGGGGCTTTAACCTCATTGGATGGAATTGATAAAGGTCAAGTGTTAGCAAGGTTTGAGAATAAGTCATTATTGTACAATGCATTATATACAACACAAACTAATACTAATGGCCAAGTTTACTTGGGACAATCCTTGTTCACTAGACAACCTCCACCATTGGATTATGCAGAGACAGATTTAGGTTATATTGGTAGTCAACACAAATTCTTACTTAAGATTCCTCCTGGGCAAATATCTGTAGATGCTAAAAGAGGTCAAGTCTTCTTGTTATCTGGTAACAATGTAAAAGATCTTGCAGCTCCTGGATCAGGTATGAATAGATTCTTTACTGATCACTTAGCATTTGAAATACTAAGATATTTCCCTAATGCTGAAATAGATAATAACTTTAATGGTATTGGTCTACATGGTGTGTATGATAGTAAGTTCAACAGGGTGATAATAACCAAGCTTGACTATGTTCCCCTCAAGGACAATATTCATTATGATGATGTAAATCAAGAATACTTTATTAGAACAGTAACAGGAGAATCAGAAGATGGAGAAGATATTTACTTTGACACACAAGTGTTTTTATCTGATGAGGATAACTTCTGTAATAAGTCCTGGACATTGTCCTATAGTTTTGTTACAAGTAGTTGGTTATCATTCCATAGCTACTTACCAAACTGGTATATAGGAGAGAATAACTTCTTCTATTCTGGTAAGAAAGATTGTTGTTCACCATTTGATTTTAATCTTTTAGTGGGTGAATTGGTTCCAAATCCACCAACCACAACTACCACAACAACATTTCCAATACCAGTATCTACAACATCCACTACAACAGTAGGATATGATTGTGCCATGAACGGTGGTATTGCTATTGAAACTACTTGTGAGCTTGCTGGAACAGGAGTAATTACAATACCTCCAGTACCTCCACCATGTACTAGACCAAGTGGATTAATCTCTTTTAGTCTTCAATCAGGCTATGCTGTTATTGCTCCACCTTCTACAGTTGTTTCAACAGGAAGTGCTTTAGCTGCTTGTAATGCTAAGACTTTTGTCTTTACAAATCCATTAAATGTTACTGGATCTTCTATAGGAGTTCAAGGATCTACTTTATCTATTGGTGTAACTTTGTATTTAATTAATGGAACCAATGATTGTACTGTAGCTCCTAATGGATTCTATTTTACCACTGATGCTTTAGCAGGTATTTATGAAGTAGTAGGAGGAGTAATAGTTAATATAAGCCCTTGTGCTTTTGTAACAACTACAACTACAACAACTTGTGCTATGTATTTATACTCAGTAGAATTTTATGCTTGTGGAACATGTTCTCCTACAGGAGCAGGAAGTATAGGAAACTCTCAGTTATTAACTGTAGGTAAATTTTATTATGATAGTGTTACTATACAGAGAGTGAAAATTGTTACTTTTAATGGATGTAGTGGAGGATCAGATAGATCTATATTAGATAGTACCAAACAAGATAGTTGTCCTGCAGTAAGCTGCCCTTAATAAAAATATCATGTCAAAAACAATAGTCATAAAGTTAACAGAAGGAGGTGAAGGGATAGGTCCCTTCAACCTCTATGAAATTAATGGAGATTTAATAGAGGCAAATATACCATTCAGTGAGCTGAAGATTGGTAAGGCATTTGTTGTGGATGATGATGTTAATACTATTATT